AAGGCGATTTTGATGAGGTTGAAAGGCGCATCACCACCGCTCGAAAAAATGGCCTATTGCCATTGAGCATCACCGCCGAAGATGCAAGCCGTGTCGCCAGTCCGGCGCAACAGGTATCTGATGATTTGCCAACCTTGATACGACTTTATTTGCGCAGTGTTCCATACAGGTTTTCAACATCGACGATTGAAAATTTTTCCGGTATCCATGTTGAGTTGGTCGTTGAAAAACTCGATCTTGTCGGTTTGTTGGAGCCGGTGACCACGCGCTACGGTATTCCAGTTTCATGCTTGCGCGGCTGGACCGATATGCACAGCCGGGCAGCGCTGCTGAAGCGATGCGCCGGTTATGGTTTACCGACAGTCGTTTTGATGTTTGGCGATCACGACGTGGGCGGTTTGTCAATAACCGACTCATTCAAATCGAATTTGGATGAGGTTCTATTGGCTTCTGGCCTCAGCGTTATGCCACACCTGGAGCTAGTCCGTGTCGGTCTCAACGCTGTTGACATTGAGCGTCTAGGCTTGCTTTGGATTGACGGGCTCGAAACGTCATCCGGCAAAGACCTTGGCGACCCAAGCCACAAAAAGCATTTTGACAAAAACGTTCAGCAATACATCAAAACTCACGGCAGACGCAAGTGTGAGGCAAACGCTCTACTGAGAAATCCAAAGGCCGCGCAGCAGATTTTGATTGATGCGATCCGTCAGTACGTCAGCGACGAATCGCTGGCCAATTATGAGGAGCAGCGCGAGATTGACCGGTGTATTGCGCAGGAGGCCGTCAATGCGGCAATTTTTGCTATCGAGGAGGCCGCATGACATTTGATCAATCCACCATGCCCGACTCAACGGCAGCAACACCAAACGAAAAAACTCAATCACAAACACAGGGACCCGCCATGCTAAACGACTCATTCGCCCAGGTTATTGAGGCTGAAACCAGTCTGCCAAATAATCCGCTACCGCTTAAAACGTCCGGGGAAACCGGGGTAACCGGGGTCATCACCACAAACCAAGCGTTTGTTGCAGCGCTGTTTGACCCGTATGAGGGGGCGCTAAAAGGCAGCGTACCCAATGTTTTGGGCAAAACCACTGTTGACAAAAACGGCTGGGGCGGCAAGCGCTGGTGCAAAGAATCCAATACGGAGCATGGCGGGATGAATTGGTATTTCACACTGGCAGCCTATAGCCCAGACACCACCACCAAGCAGAAAAAAGACTGCACGGCAGTGTGTGGGCTGATGTTGGACGATTTGGGCACAAAGGCGCTGCCTTTGGCCCGCTTGGAAAAACTGCCACCGACTTACATCATCGAAACCAGTGAGGGCAATTACCAGGCGGGATACTTGTTCGATGCGCCGGTTACTGACTTCGCAAGATGCGAGGCCGTCAACTCTGCTTTGGTGGCAGCTAATCTTTGCGACCCTGGAGCAAAGGGACCCACGTCACGCTGGGGACGGTTGCCGTTTGCCAGTAACACCAAGTACGACCCTGTTTTTCAATGCAAGTTGACCAGCTTTAATCCCGAACTTCGCTACAGCCTGGACGAGATCATTGAAGGGCTGGAGCTTGCACCACCGGCAGAGCAGAAAGCCGCACCTGAAAAAGTCAGCAAGGCCCAACTGATCGACAGCCGGGCAGAAGATGTTTTTGTGCCACGTGCCCGCGAGAATGCAGTGCTGACCGCACTCAAACAAAGGGGGCTTTACAAGCGCCCGCTTGGCGGCGGAAAGCATGAAATCACCTGCCCTTGGGTAACAGAGCACACCGCCCAAATCGACCACGGGACAGCCTATTTTGAGCCGGATGATCTTTACCCTGCGGGAGGGTTTCACTGCCAGCATTCGCATGGTCAGCAAAAGCGACTCGGGGCGCTGCTGGAGTTTTTGGAAGTCGGGTTTAAGGCAGCGAAGCACCTGGCCACCGTTCGCCTTTGCGCCGGCGAAGCGCACCGCGCGGCGGATGCCATTGAAAAAGAGTTAGGCGACTCGGGCAACTACTACCAATCGGGCGGGCTGATCGCCAGCATAGTGACCGACCCAGCGAGTCACGCCACCACCATCAAGCCGCTGAAGCAAAACGCACTCCTGCGGGCAATGGGGAAATACGCTTGCTGGGAGCGATACGACGTGCGTGCTGGTGGATTTGTGGTAACCGACCCAACGCCAAAAATCGCCGGTATGCTTTTCGATGCCGAGCGTTATGACCACCTGCCAGCACTCATTGGTTTAGCCCGTCAGCCTTTTCTGCGGTCCGACGCGACATCGGTAACAGCGGCAGGGTTTGACGCGCTATCGGGCTATTTCGGGGTTTTTGACTCGCGCGAGTTTCGAGTGCCAGATCGCCCGACAAAGGCACAGGCCGAATCGGCGCTGAATGAGATCAAGACGTTGTTGTCAGAGTTCAGGTTCAGCACTGAGACCGATCAAGCCGCAGCGCTGGCCGCGATACTGACCGCAGCAGCCAGACCAAGCCTGGAGCTTGCGCCGATGTTTCACGTCAAGGCACCGTTACCCGGTACTGGCAAAAGCTTTTTGTGCAGCGTTATCACCGCGTTTGTGACCCCCGGGCATGTTGGCAGTAACACGCTGCCTGACAAAAGCGAGGAACTAACCAAGCTGCTTATGTCCGAGCTGATGGCATCACCTCCTGCCGTTGTTTTTGACAATCTGACAAGCGACCTGCTGCCGTATCCCAAGCTGTGCTCTGCATTGACAGAGCCGTTTGTAACTGACCGCCTGTTGGGATTTTCTAAGGTTGTCACTGTCAGCACCCGAGTGTTGTTTTTGTCATCCGGCAACAACTGCGGGCCGGTGCGAGATATGCCGCGCCGGTGCGTCACGATCAATCTTGACCCGCGAGTGGAAAACCCCGTGTCAATCGAATATGCGCGCAACCCGCTGGCTGAAGTCAGAGCCCGCCGTGGGCATTATGTGTCCCAGGCACTGACCATCATCAGAGCATGGCACACCGCAGGCAGCCCATACACCGCCTGCAACGCTTATGCCACCTATGGCCAATGGTGCGACTGGATACGCCAGCCGCTGCTGTGGCTTGGGCAAATGGACCCGGTGCAACGTGTTTTTGAATCACTCAGTCAAGACCCCGACCGTGAGACGCTGGGGCGCATGTTGACCGCATGGATGGCAAGTTTTGGCAGGACACCGACATTGGTACGCGAGGCTATCGCCGAGGCAGTCAATAAACCAGAGTTGCGCGAGATATGCCTGGAAGTCGCGGAGCAGCGCGGCGAGATCAACGCGAAACGACTTGGAAACTGGATTAGCCGCCACGCCTACCGCATTGTTGACGGTATGCGTTTTGAGAAGGGGACGGTTGATCACGCCCAAAAATGGGTCATCAAGCGGATGGCTGAAACATCACCGACCCCGGTTACCCCGGTTACCCCGGTTAATTTAAGCGCAGTTGAGTTTTTTGGCAGCGAAGAAAAACAAGCCGATGTTGAGCCGGAGTTCACCGTATGAGTGCCCAGGCTTTGATCGACAAGTTCGCCAGCGCCGGGGTTCGGCTGGTTTGGAAGGATGATCAGCTAAAAGCCTTGGGCAAGCCCGACATCGTGCAGCCGCTTCTACCTGCCATCCGGCAGCACAAGGCGGAGCTTGAGCAGCACCTGCGCCCGCCAGTGCCAGCAGAGGTCATCGCTCAGGCGGCAGAAGTCATCCAGCGGGCAAAGCAGCCACACCATCACCTAGATGCACCCTGGCGCACGGCAGCCGCTGGCTACTACCAGCACCACGTCAATTGCTCGCAATGCCAAGGCGCAGGACAAGGCCGTGGTCGGCGCTGTGCCGTTGGGTTGGAGCTTTGGATGGTTTATGAAGCCGCACTCGAAAGGGCAACGCCATGACACCAACGCTGACACCGACAACGCTCTACCAGCACCCGGACGGCTGGACTATCTGCTACAGCGAAAACGCATTGATCGCCACGGACGATGATTTGAATTTTGTCATCGTGCCAATTGGCCGGGTAATGCTGCTGGAACTCTCAAAAAAGCTATACGACATTGGCATGAAAGGACACCAAAATGATTGACGCATTGATTCAAGGCCGGATTTACGGCCAACCAGCCCAGCGCACCAGCAAGGCCGGGAAACCGTTCGCGGTCTGCAAAGTCAGAGTAGCCATCAGCGCAGAAGAATCCATTTTTGTGAGCTGTATCGCCTTTGACGCTGACCCGGTAAATGCTTTGCTTGCGCTGAGTGACAAAGACTCGGTATCGCTGGCCGGCGCGCTCACGCCGAAGGTTTGGACTGACCGAGACGGCAACGCCAAGCCCAGCCTGGACATGATGGTACACGCCGTGCTGACACCGTATCACGTCAGCCGCAAGCGCAAAGCCTTCGCCAAGGATGACAGCCATGATGCCCGGCCAGCCACCTACAACGCACCGCGAAAACCATTAGACGGTAATGATTTTCCCGATGATGACCTGAATTTCTAGCCCCACAAAGGCTTCTGAGATTCGGCTGGCACCAAGTACTACCAACCATTCCCAAACCCCGCCATGGCCATTCTGATGCGTCCGTGGCCTATCTGGACAAAACATGAAACCCCCTGTTTCAACTGACACACGCCGGAATGTACTGACACTGCGCCGAAACAATTCCTTGAGCGCTGTAGCCACGCAGACCGGCCTACCGTTGGGCACTGTAAAAACGATTTGCTCACGCTCGGGCGCATTCAAAGACAACCCGGCACTGCGCAAGCTGTTCGCCCTGCCGCCAATCCAGAAAAGCGAGTCAACATCATTGACTGTGCCTGAGTTGCCGCCACAAACCGAAGTGACGGGCGACAAAGAGATTGATGCGGTTCTATGGCTTCGGTCAGTCATCAAGACCGGACAGGCCGGACTGATTGAAAAGGCGGTGGAAGCCGCCAAGCGCATCAAGACACCGTTGAAGGAATTGTCAGACCGTTACTTGAAACACCTGGTTTCAAAGAATCCGGGGAACTGGACAGTGGCCTTTGCCGCCTTTGGGCTTGATGATTTGGAAGGATTGGCCAGCACGTCAATCAAGAAGGCCACTCGCCAGCATGAGGCTACTGCACGGTTCGGCAGCATTGCGGGATTGTTCATCGACACCCAGGCCGAGCAGTTCTGCATTGATGCGCTCAAGGGTTTGAAAACGACACAGAAGGACTTCGGCAATTACCCTGACGCGCAGGTCGACAAGCGTTTTCAGGCCCACCCTGACCTGATGCCCAACACATTGTCGGACTGCCTGCATGAGTTGGCTTACTGGCATGAGCTGTATTGGTTGCGCAGTGCTTGCGATGGTGGCGATCAAGCGCCGTATGCCTATGCTCGCGAGTGCTTTGCCTTTCGGTGTCTTGGGCGTAACAGGCCAAAGTCAAAGCCCGAGGCCATTGCCGTGTTTCACTATCTGGCAGACAGAGAGCGTATGGACGACACCGAGACTGAGGGCATTTTGCTGAACCTGATTGGGGGGACGCAATGACAAAAAACACTGCAACCGTGCAGTCTCGCATGACTGTAAAAAAGATGGCCGCAATGGCCGGGGTCAGCGAGCGGCTGATGTACCAGTCGTTGAAGCTGAAACGATACGGCACGCCAGAACTTGCTGCTACTGTGCAGGCTGGCAAGCTGACGGTCAATGCTGCACTGCGCCATCTCGGACTGCTTGGTAAACCGAGTCGATTAGCGCAGGCCAAAACGCTTTGGCCGAAGTTGTCGGGTGATGAACAGCGCGAGCTTTTGCAGTGGATTAACGAGGGCAACTGAGATTTGCACCAGTGCCTGTTACTGCGCATAATCACAGTGGTAATAGACTGTTTGAAGTCTGATAACGCACTCAAGGAAACACAAAATGGCAACGAGAAAACTA